TCCTTACTTTGAGGGTGATCTCCTACGATTCTTACCTTATAACGGTATCCGCCTTTGTTGTTTTCTTCATCGCTGGCGGTTGCTTCTACTTGACCTATCCACCAAGAAAATCCGTCATTTCCGATTTTATTGGTAGGAATCAACCGTGATAATGCTTCATCCATATTAGTCGTCGTAAACTAGACACTCTGGTTCATCAGGGTGCATTTCACAAAATAGTTCTAATGCATTAGGATCATGATGATCTCCTGCTTCTATTTCTTCTTTATGATGCTCTGCATAAACTTCAAGTTCGTGAAGTTCCTCTTTTGCATGTCTGCGTGCTGCAGGGTTTGCTAAAGGATCTTCTACTATTTTTTTATCTAGAGCAATGTGTTTTTCTATACTTTCCATGAATAGTACCTCCTTGATTTATTTATTACCATGATTGGAAGGGACTTCTGCAACTCCATAAGAGTCCCTACACAGTCCTAACGTAGTTTTTAAAGTTCCGTTTTCTGTGTTAAGAGCATTATACATGTGATTTACAGTTTTGACAAGATAAACTCCGCTACTTTCTAGATCATATGGTTCTCTTTTTCTCTGTTCATCTGCCAACTTACTTTGAATTCGGATATCAATTTTATCACCTGCACATACTTCTGGATTACCAGGAATATCAAGAGTAAGTTCTTGATTGTATAATAATTCAGCTCTTGCTACTCCTTGTGATGCATAATATTTTTGCCAATCTGCAAATTTATTTGGATCTGTTGCTTTAGCATCATCTGGATTAGCGATGCCAGGTTCATTATACCATGATTCATGATCTAATAAAACAGACATGATTCTACTAGGAGATTCTGATAAATCACCTTTTTCATTATTAGGAATTTTTGCAACGCTATCTTGATAACCTAGATGTGCCATGTTATCATAACTATCTTTAATTTGATAAGTATATTCTTCATATTGTCCAGTGGATATATTGAAGAAAATCATTAAAGAGGAATATTTTCCTTTACGCAAAGATCCAACTATATCAATTTCGGATGTAAACGTAGCTTTTGTAATTAAAAATCTTTGGTCTCCAGATATTTCAGTATTTGCTATTTTTTCTACGTAAGGACCCCATGATTCTGCCTGTAGTCTTGGTTTTTCTTTTTTGTCACCCTTTTTCTTATCTTTAAATATAAAAGTTCCATTCTCAGATGTATCACATAATGCATCAATAGAAAAAAAGTTATACCCTCTACGAGTTTCCCAAAAAAGGAATCCAGCACTACCTTTTATTGGTTTGCTATTTGAATTAGGTCTATTTTGTCTATTCTCTTCATATTTTGGATACTTTTGTCCTGTGTAAGTAGTTTTTGAAGAAACAGATCTTTTAATAATTTTTGAGATAATGTCAAATGGTCTAATTTTAGCAGGATTTAATTTAACCTCAAATCTAGATGGTTCTGAAAAAAGTTCTTTCGTTGAATTTAGATATTCTTTACCTAACATTTTTTCAATAATTGTTTCGGGATTTCCCTCAAGAGGATCTTGCACTTGAATGCTTTCATTAATTAACAATTCGGGTGAAACTAATACTAAAGTATATAATTGTTTTTTGTTCTTTACTTCTCTAATTCCAATTCTAGCAATAGCAAAACTATATTCAATTGGTATATCACTAAAACTAGTTTTTAGTTCTATATCAATAGTTTCACCGCCTTGGATGGGATATTCATTTATAAGATTTTTTGAATCACTGACAGTTAAAGCTCCTCCCATAAATGGTGATTCAAGACTTTCAGATATGCTAAATCCAGCAACCATGTCAGAACCAAATCCAACCGACTTCCTTCCTTCTCTAGACATTACACATCTAATAAGTCTTGCTTCAGAGGAATGTTGTTCTGTCATTATTATTTTGTGAATAAACTGTAATTAAGTGCATATGTTTGCAATCCACTTGGGAATGAAGAATCACCAGTTTCTTCAGAACCACTACCACTACTAACAGCAGCATAATTATTGTTAATAATAGTAGGAGATATAAACATTCCCATACTTGTTTCTGCAGAACTGTTATTCAACGCATTTGCTTGTTCATCTGCAAATGGATTCTTAATACCTAACCACTTAGGTCCTATGTATCCATCACCTTTTTCACTACCCATAACATTTCTAAGTGAATTTGCTGCACCTGAATTATTCATCTTACTAAGATTTTCTGGACTAAATGGATTTGCTTTTGCTAAAGTATCTCCAACTTTATCTCTCATACCAGTAAATGCCTCTATTATTCCTTCACCAAAAGATCTCCATCCACCCATAGTTTCATAATATCTTTTATGACCAAGTGCTAGTAATTTAGTATCATCACTCTCGTTATCTAATCTAGCTTCTAAATTACCTTCACCCAACATTTTGAATGTTCTCTTTCCTCTAGATCCTGTAAGCGGTAAAATTGCTTCGTCACCTGCTTCACCTACGAGTGGTCTTGAAACAATACCACCGTCTGCCAATGGTGTTAGACCTAAATCTCTAGCGAGTAAGTAACCATCTATAGCAAGACTTCCTTTTGCAGCAACACCAGTAGCACCCATCAAACCAGATGTGATTTCAAGACCAGCACCTAATAAGTCACCTTCTAATGCACGTTGAATACCAAAACCAATACCAGCTATACCAGCAATAAGAGGAACTTTTTTCCAAATTGATTTACCAATACTTTTTGCCGTTATTTTAGCTGCTTTTTCTGCTGCCTCATCAACAATTTTTTTAGTTACAGTGCTCTTGACTGCTGTATTGAGAGGTTTAGCTGCTTTTTTACCAAAATATTTTGCATATTCAGAAGGTCCGTATGTCATCTTGAACATTGCAATCGCTTCGTCAGTGTTTCTTGCAACCCCATCAATAGCACCATTTTTATATCGTGCCATTGCTCTGTAAGCATCATCTGCATTTTGAATTCTTGGTGCATCGTCTATCGCATTGATTAAAACATCTTCATTAGCTAGATTTTTTTGATCCATTGCAAAGAAATCTGCATCAGTTTCCAGCATTGCTTCTCGCATTGCCTTCATTCCTTTTACACTTTTAAGACTCGTTCCTGATCCAGTGACTCCATATGTTGCAAGATCCACTATTGCTTTTGAATTTGATGCTTTAACACCTGCTTGTAGGATTTTACTCATCGGAATTACATCACCTGTAACTCTACTCGCAGTTGCTAACATTTTTGGAGCATTTTTACCACCAATTTGAGCAGTTTTTTTGACAATTTTTCTTCCTGTTCTTAATCCTGTAGCTGCTCCAGCTGATTTGATTAATTTTGTTGATTTAGGGTTTGCACCTGCTTTAAGACCAGTTTGAAATGTATCAAGTCCTTTACCTAATCCACCTCTTCTTCTACCACCAGAAGGTGTAACATTGATCATATTACGATCAGCACCACCTGATAATCTTCTTCTTTCTAACCCAGCTTCTTCTGAACGAGCACGTTGACGAGCTCCTTCTCTCTGCATGTGGTTTAGGAACGCTTGCATAAATGCACCGTTCAATATTGCTTGTTTTGCTAAATCTTCCTGTCCTCTGGCAAGACCTTCCATGCCACGAGCTAGAGAACTTAATGATTGAGATATTGCTACTAATCCACTTTCTACTCCACGTAACCCTGCAGTCAATGCATTAGATACTGGCATTGAAGACAGTTCATTAGTTACGTTATAGTCAAATCCACCACGAAATCTACTTTTAAAATCTCCTGTAGGATTAGTTCCAGCACCACCTATACCTAATCTGCCCTTGGTTCTGGCAATTCTATCTCCGCCAAATCTTGAACCAAGGGCTCTCTTAAAAAAATATCCTCTACCTATCCCTGCTTCTGATAAAGATGTTCCACCTTTTTCTGCCTGATCTTCAGCATAAGCACGTTCATTTGATGCCATATCGGAAGCTTCTTTAAGACGTCTTCCAATTTGACCTGCAATCATACCCAGATAATCCATGTTACCTGTGGTATCAGTGTATGCTACGGTTCCTG